ACCATGAATCGTCTTTCCCAGAGTGATCGATAGTAGATCTTTGTCGGATCACCACGATATTTCTTTGGGTTCTTACAACTGAATCTTCCACTGTATGCCATAATGAGTATAAATAACTGTATATATTGGAAGTATTTATATGGCAAGCATTAACAAGATCCTCGATAAAGTCGGTTCCGCAAAAGAAGCATACAATACACTCAAAGGTATTTCAGCCAAGATTAAGGGCAAGAACTATACCTCTGCGAATGATGCTCTCGGCGAGTTGCGTGAAAAAGCAAAAAGCGAACTCGATAAAAGACGCAATTCAATCAAAGCACTCTCTAAGAGTGGTACATTGACTCCACGACTTGCGAAACAAACACCCCAAGGAAAGTTCACGATACTCAAGTTTCCCTTTGAAGAATCTCTACCCAATGCCATCGTATTCCGTGCAGAAGATACTGCCAGTCGGAATTCCGAACTACTACCAGATATTAAAATAGAATTATATATTCCTGATGGACTCAATCAAAATTCATCAGTTACTTATGAAACTGCAGATATCGGAGCGATCTCAGCAGCAGTGGCAACCTCAGCAAAGGGTGAAGATGGATCGGATAACCTTACAGGAGTACAAGGATCAGGACTGATTAAAAATCTTGCGGAAAGATTCGCAAGGCAAACTGGAGAAGCAGCATTAGGTGATGCAGGGAAACTCATTAATAAAGTCTCAGGAAAAGCAGCAAACCCTCTTAGAGAAACTTTCCTCAAAGACGTGCCCTTCCGAACCTTTGACTTCTCATGGACCTTTCAACCCAAGTCTTTTAAAGAAGCACAAGAAGTACAAAAGATCATCACAGCATTTAGACTCAGAATGCTACCCAAAACAGCAGAAAATGATTTGTTTTTAGTTTATCCACCACAATGGAATATTAAATACAAAGGTCCCATCAAAGATAAAGTAGAAGGATATCTTCCTGGAATGATTATTACTGGAATGAATGTGGATTATACAGGAGGGCAGAAGTTTACAGCATTTGCCGATGGTTATCCTACTCGTATCACCATGGGTCTGAATCTAACTGAAACTAAGATCCTATCTCGTCAGAATTATAGAGAGTTCGCAATCGGTAAAGATTGGGATATAGAGGGTGTGGCAAGAAATACTGGACCCCAAAGACCTGGAACCTAAAACATGAGTAATCAATATTTCGCAAACTTCCCAGAGATTCAATATAAATTTTCTGATGGTAACTATGCTACCATTAAAGATCTATTTCGCAAAGCGAAGATAGAGAATGAACGCATCGATTCCATCATTAATTATACCTATTACGAAGTCCAAGAAGGAGATAGACCCGATGTGGTTGCTTCGCGACTGTATGGGGATGGGGATTTGTATTGGACTTTCTTTTTAGTCAATGATTTCCTTGGATCCATGAATGATTGGTATCGCGATAGTGTTATTTTTGATGCATTTATGAATGAAAAGTATCCTGGATATGTGTTAAACGCAACAAATAGCACAGATATTCTCACAAGTTCTGGCAAGTTTTTATTAGGGGAAGCATTTACCTCTTCCAATGGAGCAACAGGTCGTTTATGTGAAATCAATGCCACCATGAAACGCATCGTTGCGGTCTATGATGGTGCATTACAGGCGATAGCAGGCAATACCATTACAGGAAATATCAGTGGAAGATCCTTTACTCTCGCTTCCACATCAAAACATAGGGATGCTGTGCATCATTATTTAGAAACTTCTGGTGTTTGGAGTAACTTAGACAATCCAACCAACACAGTGGTGACCAATGAAGAACATGAAAGAAATCTCAATGAGGAGAAACGACGCATTAAGATCATTGAACCTCGTTACATACGACAGGTGGTTCGCGAGTTCGAATCCATCATGTCCATTACATAAACTATAGGAAATTATATTATGCCCATGAAATTTAAAAAAAGCGATATCGTTCGACAAAAAGACGGATCATTCAAAACAACTCATTATTATATTAAACAACTAACCACTGAGATGCTGTTAAAATATATTAATGGTGAAGAGCGATGCAAAAGCAAGCAACGCAGAAAGTGCATCGTAGAACTCGACCGACGCAAAGTCTCTTATGTGTGGTCTCCACTAGTAACCCCTCCCGAATCCCTTAGTTTATAAATGAGTACACAAAGAGGTCAATTTAAAGTTCACTGCATTACTCTTGCCAATCAAGAGGGTGAGACCAGTGACATTCAGGCAGCAGTCGGACAGATAGACCTCTATGAAAATATATTCGATACTTTTATTACTGGAACTCTAAGAGTCTTTGATGGGTTGAATCTATTAGAGCGATTTAGAGTCTTTGGGCAAGAGTATGTGCATATTAAATTATCTCAATACGAAGGCACTGGCGAAGAAGCAGCAAAATCTTATACGATTGATAAGAATCTGCGTATATACAAGATCACCGATGTAGAAAGAGTCTCATCTAGTTTGTATACTTATATTATTCATTTGGTGGATCCTCGCATGTTCTTTACACGCAAGGCACGACTCAGTACTACCTATAGAGGTGCCATCTCTGATATGATTGCGAATCTATGTATTGATAAAGCACATATATCCAAAGAAGAGTTCGATTTATTTGAAGAAACCAAACCTGACAATCTGCAGTTTATTATACCTAACTGGACTGTACATCAAACCATTGATTATTTAACTCAAGAGTCCATGACCATGGACAGTGATGCAGTGTGGTCGAATCCTTTCTTCTTTTATCAAACAGTCAATGGTGGATTTCGTTTCGCATCGATCGATAGCATGTTGCAAATGAAGTTCCCTCTGGAATTTACTTACAATTTAGCACGATCGACACAAGTCGACTCTGCTAGTAAAACTCTAGAGGACAAGGAAAGTGGCAAGGCAACACAAATACTCTCTGTGACCACGAGCAAAAGATTTAATATTGTCGAAGGATTAGAGATGGGAATGTATGCTGGACGCAAAAACTCCTACGACATGATCACTAAAATATCCAAAGATGTATTATTTGATCTGGGTGAAGTATATAAACGCAATCCGAAAGGACATTTATCGGGATATCCTGTTGTACGCATATCTGATGACTTTGAAAAGATCGTTGAGGGTGGAGAAGTGATAGATGAAGATACACCACCAGACTACAGAGAAGTGGATATTGATACCAATTTGACTAAGTCTTACGATGCTCATTATAAAATATCACAGAACATGAACCATCGTTTTGGCGTGAGTGACGATTATACTGCCAACGATGTGTTTCGTAACATAGACTTTGACAGCGACAGTGCCGATTCCTTTGAACGCAATGCCATGGAGAAACTCTTACATCAGAATGTCACTCGTATTACCATTCCAGGTCGTACGGATATTCAATGTGGTCTGGTGTTACATGCGGAAATACCTATGGTGCAAGTCGATGATAATATCGTCAAAAATCCTTTCGATGATAATCAATTTTTAATCACTGGAATTAAATACGAATTTAAAACAGCAACCAAAGAATCTTTCTGTCATCTAGAATGTGTGAAAGAATCCCTCGCAGCAGAAATAGAAACCAGCAAACTCGAAGTGAGTGATGCTTATAGGAGCGATTAATGGAATTATATTATGGAATGGTAGAAGATAGGCACGACCCACTAGGAGTGGGACGAGTGCGTGTGCGTGTACATGGGATACATACGCATGACAAACAACAAATAGCATCGGCAGATTTACCATGGTCAAGTGTGATCATGCCCACGACAGAAGCATCGCTCTCAGGTATAGGCAAGACCACTCATGGTTTGATTGAAGGATCCACTGTGATCGGAGTTTTCACTGATAATGCCAAGCAAAATTTTATCGTCTTGGGTTCTTCTTTGGGTATTCCATCCTCTGGAGCACGCAAGGATATAAAAAATCAACTCATCACTCCCAGTGTGGAAGATGGATTTAATGATCCTCGTCGATTAACAGCCACAGACTATGACGACACTCCCGATGGAATCAATCCAGTGCAAGATCCTTCTCGTTCTTGGGGACTCACAGCAGCATTAGATAAAGCACCCAAGCATCCTGAGTCTGTAGAAATAAAACTCGATGGCACGGCAAGTACCATCACTGAGAAAACACTCACGACTGACGATCTGCCTTATTATCCTTTATACAGGGATCAGACCGATGTGTCAGATAAAGCAATCAATGGCAGTGAACCCACTTACAAACCCACAACTCTCAGTGTATTTGAATTACCTGAGAAAACTAAAGACACTACAGCAACACAATATCCATATAATAAAGTCACTGAGACGGAAAGTGGTCATTATTTTAGTGTGGATGATACTCCAGGACGCGAACGAATCGTAGACTTCCATCGCTCTGGTACTTATAAAGAAATATGGCAGGATGGAGATGAAGTTCATCGTGTGGTGAATGATCATTATGAGGTTATTTGCAAAGATGATCATTTATATATCGGTGGTAGTGCCATCGTCCATGTAGAGTCAGGTAATGTGACCATTAATGTCGCACAAGGCAATGCAAATATCACGGTCGGTGGTGATACCAATATTACTTCCACAGGAAATATTAATATGACCGCACCCACTGTAGCAATCGATGCTGAAGTCACGGTGACAAAAAATATCGTTGCCGAAGGTGAAGTCACAGGTAAAGGCATAGAACTCTCTACTCATGTACATACTGAACAAGGTGATGGTAAGGATGTATCTAAACCCAAATAGTCCGATCCCTCTGATTGAATTTAATAATTTCTTTGCTCCCGATATATTCGAGACACTCAAAGGATATATGGCAAAGGAACAGAATGAAAGGCATCAGATTGAATTTGAATATTGGAAACGACCATGGTGTGAGAAGTGCCCTGTCATGGAATATATGTACACGCATTTTATTGGAATATTACCACGCATAGAATCTCTGTTAAAGACTACGATATTCTTTGATGATATTAAAGCAGTGTTACAAAGGACTCCTACTGGAATGACTTATCCTATACACACCGACGACGCGACTAAGGTAGGAACATTTTTAACCTATGTGGATCCTGTGTCCTCTGCAGGCACGAGATTTTATGAGTCTCAAGATGGGGATGGAATGTGGGAGCATCCTTGGACTGTGAATAAAGGATACTTCTTTCTGAGGAATGATCGATCTTTTCATTCCTTTACGAATGCAAACAGTCAAGATAGATGGGTTTTTATGTATAATCTGATGAATAAAGTAACACACCGAGTATAAATACTGATATGGCAAACGAAATAGTCAACGAAAGTAAGAATGTCGCGAAGCAATACTTCACTGATCTAGATCTGAAGTTTACTTCCAATCCTGTCACGAAGGATGTTTCACTTAAGACGGACAGCGATGCCATACGCAGAGCAGTAAAGAATCTTGTGCTCACAGATAACTTCGAAAGACCTTTCAAACCTGGAATCGGAGCCAACATCCGATCTCTATTATTTGAATTACAAGGTGAAGATCTCATGGAAGAAGTAGCAGATCGTGTACAAAAACTACTTCGAAACTTTGAACCTCGTGTAGAAGATATTCAAGTCACTGCGAATGAAAATGCATTGGACAGCAACGATCTCAATGTAACTATACAATACAAAATTAAAAACGATCCAAGACCACAACAATTGGATATAGTAGTAAATAGGATACGATAATGGCAGTAAATAGTTCAGCACTGAATGTTACCGAAACAGACTTTGAGAATATTGCAGATAATCTAAAAGAGTTTCTCAAAGGACAGAGCACTCTTAAGGATTATGATTTTGAAGGATCAACTCTTTCTATACTCATAGATCTATTAGCATACAATTCACATATCTCAGCATTTAATACCAACCTCGCAGCATCTGAATTATTTTTAGATACTGCACAGTTGCGTAAGAATGTAATATCCAGAGCCAAAGAGTTAGGATATGTTCCGACTTCATATACAGGTGCCAGTTCACAATTTGAAATGAATCTACTCAATGTGCGTAACGCATCAGGGAGTTATCCTTCACTCAGTGAAATGACACTGACACGAGGATCGCGATTCTCTACTGTGTTTGATGGTTCCACTTATAACTTTGTGGTGACTTCATCCGTGACTCCAACGCAAAATGGATCCACCTATTTGTACAGCAACATTAATTTAAAACAAGGTACTTATGTCACGGATACTTTCGTATACGATGGTCAAATATCCAATCCCAAGTTTAAACTCAGCAACGAAAGAGTAGATTCCAACTCATTGTCAGTGTCAGTGAACAGCGACAGTGTGACTACAGGGTGGACGCAAGCAGGGGATCTCTCTAGTATTACAACAACTTCTAAGGTTTTCTTTTCACAAGAAAATGATGAAGGATTTACAGAATTATATTTTGGTGATAACACGATTGGTGCCAAACCTTTAGATGGTGATATTATCACTATCACTTATATCGTCGTGGACAGTGTCCATGCGAATGGTGCCAAAGTATTTTCACTGGTAGATGCGATTAATGGTTTCTCTAATGCTATTGTCAGTAATGTGACCACTGCTTATGGTGGTGCAGAAAATGAAAGCATAGAGTCTATTAAATTTAAAGCATCCAAATTTTATTCATCGCAAAATCGTTTGGTGACTCTCAATGACTATAAAGCAAAGGTCACTGAGTTTTATCCTAACGCAGATGCGATAGCAATATGGGGTGGAGAAGATAATGATCCACCTGAGTATGGAAAGATATTCTTATCTATCAAACCTATTAATTCAGATTATTTGTCACAGAATGAAAAGGATTTAATCAAGGCAAGACTTAGAGATCTTAACATGCTGACTGTTCGACCTGTGATTGTTGATGCGGAAGTCATTGATATAGTTATCAATGCTACATTTAAATACAACCCTCGAACAGCAACAGTATCAAAAGGAGAATTAGAATCTCTCGTTACAACGACCATAAGAAACTATGACACTACCAATCTGAATGGATTCGATGCTATCTTTAGACATTCGAATCTTACTCAGAGCATAGATGCCACAGATGATTCTATTCTTTCCAATGTTACAACCATTAAACTTAGAAAGACACTCAAACCAACTATCAATACCTCATTAGGATACACTCTTAATTTCGGTAATGGTTTCTATCATCCGCATGATGGACATGCTAGCACGACAGGTGGTATCTTAGTGTCTACAGGATTTAAAATATCTGGCGATAGTGTAACAACTTATTTCTTCGATGATGACGGAAACGGAAATCTTCGAAGATATTATTTCTCTGGTTCAACACGTGTCTATGCAGATCCTACAGCAGGTTCGATAGATTACACAGCAGGGAAAGTTACCATCAATGGAATTATCATTACCGATACTTCTAATACAGATAAATCAGTTTACTTCACCATAGTCCCAAACAGTTACGATGTAACTGCGACTCGAGGGCAACTCATTGATATTAAACAAGGTTTGATAACAGTGACAGGTGAAGCAGACACCATCGCAAGTGGTGAATCGAGTGCTGGTGTAGGATATAGTTCCGTCACTTCGTACTCCTCATAATGAATAAAGTGGTGCGAGTCCCGCAAGTAGTTTCCCTCGAAAGAGGATTTTAATTTAGGAGAAAAAAATGGCAGATAAAAAAATTACTGCTCTGACCCAAGTGTCTAATTCAGACATCGGTGGTGCAGACTTACTACATATCGTTGACGATCCAGGTGGAACACCTGTCAACAAAAAGATGACAATTAATCAATTGTTTGAAAATATCCCTACATTCTTAGCATCTGATGATCTTACCACATACACAGGTAATGCAACTGCAGATTTAAACACAGAGTTCACAACACTGTTCGATTTAAATGCTGCAGCATCATCAACAACTGCTACAGGTACATTGGGCGATGGATCAAACACAGGTCAATTAAAAATCGTTGGTATGACTACTGCTCCTTCTTCAAGTTCAACTGCTGTAATTACAGTCACGAACTTTGGAACCACTTCAACATCAACTAACCAACTCACATTTGATGCAGTTGGTGAGTTTGTATTGTTGTTCTGGAATGGAAGCAAGTGGTATGTCGTTTCATCTTATGGTGCAACAGTAGCATAATAAACGACCATGCCTTTTTCAGTAGACAAGTTATCTAATCAGTTAACAAGACTTCTTCCTGGATTCGTTCAGGAAGAGTCTGCTGAATTAATAGCATTCTTAAAGGCATATTTTGAATATCTTGAGATGGGAGTATTGACTCTCAAGTCGCAAGAAGAATTAGATTTTATAGGATTAGAAGCAGAGACTGGAAATATATTATTTGAAGATGCTGCTTTTAAACCCTCACCCAAAGACAAAGCAAAAATAGTCTTTGAACAAAACAGTAACAACGCAACCATAGGTGCCACAGCATTTACTGCTGGCGAATATATCTATGGGCAATCTTCAGGTGCACTCGCAACCATACGAGTCATAGGTGATAATAAGTTATACATTGAAGAAATCAATGCAAGAACCTTTGATCCTGGAGAGACCATTGTCGGTCGAACCTCAGAACAAAAAGCAATTGTTAACACTTTCAGCGAAAACAGTATCGCTGCAAATAATAACATTCTAAAGTATGCAGATATTGATACCACCATTGGATCTTTTCTATCATACTTTCAAAAAGACTTCATGCCAAGTATCGACTTCTCTGTGGCAGCAGATAAGCGACTACTCATTAAGCATGTTAAAGAATTATACCAACGCAAAGGAACGAAAGAATCATTAGAGTTCCTCATGCGTATTCTGTATCAGCAAGATGCAGAAGTTGCCTATCCGATAGAAAATACCATACATGCTTCTGAATCTAGTTGGGTTGAACCCAATGTGATTCAAGTGTATCTACCCAATGGGCAACCACCCAACAATGGAAAAATAATCAGATATTCTGCGGATGGTGTAACCATAGAAGCAGAAGCGATTATTGAAAATGTTTATTTTGATCCAGCAGATGAAACTGCTTATCGTTGTGAAATATCTATCAATCACTTAGGCACATTTGCGGTAGATGACAGTGTATCCTTTTTAGATAGAGATGACAACACAGTCAATACAGGAACAGTGCGTGGTGTGATAGGTGGGGTTGATTTAGATCATTCATCTATCTATCTATCCGATGCTGATGGAGATAGAATTTTACTCGAAGACGGAGCAGGATTATATCTAGAAGGTGGAAACGCAGGATCATTGTACAGTATCTCAGACCAAATTAATTTTGCATCTGCTTTATCTGACGATGCGATTGATGCTACCTCACAGATCAATGGTTTGACTTCTGGAGGAGTCACTGAGATTTATGTCGAGGACGGAGGCACAGGTTATTCTTCAGGAGATCTAGTAGTATTTGATGATGCTGGTACGAATGGTTCAGGTGCTTTTGCAGAAATAGAATCGGTCGGCGATCAACTCTTATTAGAATCTGGTACTCAATGGGGACACTTCGTATTTACAGCAACCAATGGGCAAACCATATTTGAAGGACACGATGACTTACATCAGATGATGGCATTTGATGCCGAGTCAGTCATTGTTTATCAAAACGATGTTAAACTGACTTCAGGTTACAATGTATTTGTAAACAAGATCGTGCTTTCTTCTGGTGCTTCTCTCAATGATAAAATAGAAGTCTACGCATATCTCAATAATATATTATTTGAAGATAATACAGTACTTGGACTCGATACGAATCAAACAGAAATAAGAAAGGTCATCGTAGCATCTCCAGGTTATGGATATCAATTTACACCTTTAGCATATCCAGGTGGATTCATGTATTTCAATGATGTCACTGGTTTTCAAAAAGGTGAGATCATTACAGGTTCATCTGCCAGTGCTACAGGTTTAATCATCGGTGTAGATACCGATCTGAATAGATTGACGATCGGAAGAAGAAGTTCCGATACAGGAGCATTTAGTTCCAACGATACGATTACAGGTGGAACTTCAAGTACCACCGCAACCATTATTACACACAATGTAACTTCAGGTGAGGGAGCGATTCTACTTACCTATGGTGATGACATTGGTGGTATAGCATCATTGCGTATGCAGGATGCTGGTAATAAGTACGATGAGAGAGGGATCATCGATGATGAAGATACTATTATCACCATGTTGGTTACTACTCCATCCGATACACCTCCAAGAGATGGTACACTGTCAGGTGATATCTCAGGTGTAACAGCAACGATTGTTGATTATAATTCTAATCGACATATTTTAAAAGTTAAAAATTTATCAGGTCCATTCTTAGAAGGTGAGACCTGTACATTCTCTAGCACAGAGTCACTCAAAGTTGCTAAGTTCCGTCCTTTGAATGCTAGAGGTCAACTTGTAGGTGAAACACGCATTGATGGTAACTTCCTCAATGATTATGGTTACACCGATGCCTCTGGTATGGCAATACATGACTCTCTCTATTATCAAACGCATTCTTATGTAGTGAAGATTGGTGAGTCCATTAACCGATGGAGAAGTATCGTTAAAGATCTTGTACATCCTACAGGACATATCTTCTTTGGTGAAGTAGCAATACGATCTGACATTAATGCACAAGCAACTATTTACAATAGAGTCTTTGATGGCACGAATGTCTCAAGATCCTTTGTACCTACACTTTACATTGGTTCTAAAGTTGATGCTCTTGGTATTATCTACGAAGATTATACATGGGATGCATTAGGCATAGATAATGAGTACTCTATCGGACTGGAAAATGAAGACGGACTGCTCAGAGCAGAAAGATACTATCAAGAAGGATCTACAGTATACGATCAAGTCACAGGACAAGGGTTTGTAGTCGGTACAGATATTGTTGAAGATACCGATGACTTCTATCGAAGAATCGTAGAAGCAGAAGCAAGAATGCATGCTAAGCACGATATTCTTATTCAGTTCCCAACTCTTGCTGCCGATGTATCTGACGAAAGTCCAGTGCTACAACCAGCAGGTGCACCTAATGCTGATACTGATCCACGAACTGATGGATCTATCACTGAACCTGGAACTGAGTATGGTGATTCTGGAATGCGTAATCGTCATGTAAATATTCAGATTATTCAATCTATTGCTACAGCATCAGCACAAGTGGGTACAAGAATAGATCAAGACTCAGGAACAGCAACAACTTTACGCATAGATTATGGCGACTCTGGATACCTTACAAGGAATACACAAAGAGCACCAGCCAATGGTAAAGTCATACAATCTGCTATGTTCGAAGAAGAGAGAATGTTATTAGAAGATGGTAACTATCTACTTCCAGAAGAAGAACAAGGTAGAATGAGATATGAAAGAACCATTAATGCTAACAACAATTCAAATCTAATCACAACTTCAACTATATTACCACCTGCTGATATCTATGCAGAAAATGGTGATGAGATCATATTAGAAGATGGAAGTTACTTAGGATTAGAAACAGCAACAGTTACAGAGGTGCAAGAATACTTTGTAACAGAGAGGACTTTTGAAACCTCTAAATACTTAAAGCATGAGAACTATGATAAAATCGTTACCGAAGATGGTGATGGAATTATCATGGAACATGGTGGTGATACACTCATTACTTTTGTTCGTGTGGGTCCAACCCTGCGTACACTGGAACTAGTATCACGACAACAAGTTTATGATATATCTTACTACATCGTAGATGAAAGTGAAGATAATATTTTATTAGAAGATCAAGCAGGATCGCTGATGTCTGAGAGTTCAAACTCTGAAGGATTGCGTATTGCTGATGTATCTACAACCTATGCTAATTGGACGATTGGATCGTTTGAAGAGCATTATAAGAATAAGACTAATTTTTCATTGTCAGCACATGTTGTGTCTGGTGAATGAGTATAAATAGTATAACAATTAAATTTTAGGAGCAAAAAATGGCTGCAATTATCACAGAGAAGTTTCGTTTGAACAATGCTCGCCAATTCAAAGAGGACTTCGGTGAATCTGCTTCTAGCACATACATGTTTATCGGTCGCCCATGGTTATGGGGAACCGACGATACAGTCGAAACACCAGTGGATAATAATTCCAATGAGATCGATGCATATGATGACATGGTTGCTTTGAAGAAAATCACCTCGTCCGATGTATCGCATGGTATTGTCCGAAGAGACTGGACTAGTGGAACAATTTATGACGAATATCGTCATGACTATTCCTCATCAAACTCAGCACCATCAGGTGCAACGAATCTATACGATTCGAGATTTCATGTTATCACAGATGACTATAATGTATACAAATGTATCAGAACAGGAAGAGATTCCTCTGGTAACCCTGTAGCATCTGATGTAAAACCAACAGGAACTTCAAGTTCTTCTTTGGTTGCTACTTCAGATTCAAGTGCTGCATCAGGTAGAGGATATCTTTGGAAATACATGTACAGTATTACAGCATCTGATGTTATCAAATTCGTAACAAATGACTTTATCCCAGTAAAAACTATTGGTGCTCAAACTGAAGTAATCGGTGACAGTGCTGCAATAGGATCTGCTGCTTCTGACGACAGTTCAGCACAATGGGATGTTGAGAACGACGCAGTGGATGGAGCAATCCTTCACATTGCTGTTGACTCAGGTGGAGCAGGTTTAAACAACGGAACTTATACAAGTGTCGCAGTTAAAGGTGACAATGGTTCTGGTACTGACGCAGAATGTACAGTAACAGTAGCAGGTGGTGCGATCACTCATGTCACTATGACTACTAATGGCACAGGATATAAAAATGCTCAGTTAAACCTTGCTGACATGTCAGGTGTGGGTACTAATTCAGGTACATTAACATTAACACCTATCATTTCACCAATCTATGGTCATGGGGCAGACCCTGTAACAGAATTGGGTGGAAACTATGTCATTCTAAATGCTCGTTTAGAGTATGCTGAAGGATCTGGTGACTTCCCAACTGATAATGACTTTAGAAGAATAGGTCTAGTAGTTGACCCATTTGATGCTGGTACAACTACAGTTGCTACAGCAACAACTTTATCCGCAGTCAACAAATTCATCTTTAATTCAGGTGGATCTGTTTCAGTTGACGATATCATTACAGACGCAAGTTCAGATGGTGTCGGTGTAGCAAAAGGGCGAGTCGTTTCATGGAATTCATCAACTTTAGAAGTATCTTACCTTCCTGTTGTAAACAGTGATGGTACATTGGAATCATTCAGTGCAGCAGATACTGTATATGTAAGTGGTGCATCAGTTGGAACTATATCCTCTGTCACTTCAGGATTCCCTGAAGTTCAAAGATACTCAGGTCAAGTAACTTACATTGAGAATAGAGGTGCTGTATCAAGAGCAGCAGACCAAATCGAAGATATTAAACTAATCATAGAGATGTAATTGAGGAAGCATAATGGAGAAGACTGATCTAAATGTATCGCCATATTACGATGACTTTAACGAAAGTAAAAAGTTTCATCGTGTATTGTTCAGAGCAGGTAGACCGATACAAGCAAGGGAATTAACTCAGGCACAATCAATATTACAGAACCAGATCGAAAGATTTGGTGATCATATATTTGAAGAAGGGTCTATAGTTCTTGGAGCACAATCGGATGCAGACTTCGAGTACCATTATGTCAAAGTCAAAAATACAAATCCAGAGTCAGCAGGTACTGCTGATGTTGAAACCTATAGAGAAAGTTTCCACGATAAGTATTTACAAGGTGGAACTACAGGAGTCGTCGCAAAAGTTGTTAACTCTACAGCAGAAACAACAGACGACTCACTGACTCTCTTTGTTAAGTACCTTGCAGCAGGTACAGATGCAGATAACTCTAGAGTCTTCGATGCATTAGAAGTGTTGAGTGAAGTAGCAGTAGGATCTGATGGTTCAATTACTTCTGCTTCTAACAACAATCAATTTCAAGTAGAGTCTGAAGATAAAGTTCCAACAGGAAGAGGTTCTGCAGCAGCAATATCTGAGGGTATTGTTTATGTTCGTGGATTCTTCGTTAAGGTTGACGCACAAACAGTCATTCTAGAGAAGTATTCACCCAGACCTTCTTATAGAGTTGGTTTAGATGTAACAGAATCATTAGTCTCAAGTGCTAACGATTCTTCATTACTTGATAACGCACAAGGAAGTTCTAATGAGAATGCTCCAGGTGCAGATAGATTAAAAGTCAATTTTACTTTTGCAAAGAAAGCATTAGATACAGTTGTTGATGTTAACTTTATTGAATTGTTGAGAGTTAACAATGGTATTATTGAAAACAAAGTCAGTAATACAAACTACAGTGAAATTGAAAACACATTAGCACGCAGAACTTATGATGAGTCTGGTGACTATGTGGTTCAACAATTTACAACTTCATTAAGAGAGCATCTTAATGATGGTACAAACAGAGGATACTACTCAAATGCAAATGGTGGAGATTCTACCAAGTTTGTAGTACAAGTATCTCCTGGAAAAGCATATGTGAGAGGTTATGAGATTGAGAAAACAGCAACCACTCCAGTGTCTGTATCAAAGGCACGCACAACTCAATCTTTAACAGCAGCAAATACACCTGTTAGAATAGGAAACTATCTTAAGATTACAGATGTACATAGTGAACCAGAGTTCGGTAATGAGTCAGGTGATGATACACAAGCACCATACAACTTTGTAAAACTATGGGATGTGGCAGTTGCTACTCCAGGAACTGCACCAACTTCAAATCACATTGGTTATGCTCGTGTAAGAAACTTTGATCATTTAAGTGGTACATCTTCCACATCAGGAAGTTATGGTATCTACGATCAAACAGATAACTTTAATTTGTATCTATTTGATGTTAAGATGTTTACAAAGATTTCATATTCTGCTAAGAGTGGAACATTCACAGCAGGTGACCAAGTACGCAATGCAGACGGAACAAAGTCTGGTATCGTAGCACACGATACATCCAGCAATCTATACATTCATGATGTAGTAGGAAACTGGGATGACTCTGATAGTGTAACATCTTATGGTTCAGGATCAGGTTCAATTACAGCAGGACAAAATACAGCAACAAGAAATTATAACATAGATAGAGTTAGAGGTGTATCTCAAGTTCCTAAAAACACTTCAAGAGAAACCTTTACTGCAGATGTAGTTACTGATAATGATTATGTACTTGTCGGTACAGTATCATTAACAAGTGGTTCAACTGCTGTAACAGGATTCGGAACATTGTTCTCTTCTGAATTAAAAGAAGGTGATATATTAGTTGACTCCGCAGGTAATGAAAGAATTGTTTCTTCTATAGCAAGTGACACTTCTTTAACACTTACAGCAAATGCAGGTAGCACTCAGACTGGTAACATCACAAGAAGAAGAACTAAAATTTACAATCAAGAACAAACAGTTGCGATTGCAGCATGGGCAAGAGATTATGTATCAAGTCATACTCCTGACCAAGTATCTGTAAGAAGACAGGTTGTTGATACAGTAACATCTCAACAAATAGCAATCACAACACAAACAGGTGAAACTTTTGACAGCATTACAGCAGATAACTTTATTGTTGCTGTAGTTGAAGAACAATCAGGTGGAAACTTATTAAATGGTGATATCATTGATATTCATGACAATACCAATAATATCACAACATCGATTACTACTTCAGGTTCTCAGCAAACATTGACCATTAGTGGTTTTGATGCCGCAGATGATGGTGCTATACTTAAAGTTACATACACAGTTGATATCAACTCACCTGTTAACAGAGATAAAAACTTAAAATCTGCTAGAGTATTGAAAGTAGGAAGTGCCAGAAGTGCTGGTGGTTTCTATGGTACTGCCTATGATGATAAAGAAATCACATTGGGTGTATCTGATGCTTTCAAACTAAGAGCAATCTATGAGGGTGTAGATGGTAATGATGCTACAGCACCTTCCTTTACAATTACACAAACCACTGCCACTGGATTTGACCAAGGAGAAGTTATTGTTGGTCAAACTTCAGGTGCCAGAGGTGTGATGATTAACTATGGTGGTACAGGAAACACTTCCTATTTCTACCTTACTTCGACAACTGCATTTAGTGATGGAGAATCTATTATCGGTTCAACATCTACAGCAGCAGGAACATTGGGTTCCATAGATGCAGGTTCAAAAGTTATAACAAACAACTACTTCTTTGACGATGGTCAAAGAGATGGTTTCTATGACTTAGCAAAAATCGTTAGAAAACCTGGAGCACCTGCTCCTGTTTCACCTATCATGGTGGTGTTTGATTATTTCACATCATCAGGATCTGGTGATTTCTACGATGTCAATTCTTACTCTGGTGTGGATTATGATGAGATTCCTCAGTACATATCTAACAGAGTAGATCCTGAGTCATTAGAACCAGATGGAGAATATGAATTAAGAGATTCAGTTGACTTTAGACCTTCTCTTGGTCAGATATTAGGTACAACAACATTTAGTGCCACTACACCTGATCCTAGTTCCCCTGTAGATTTATCAAACTCTACAAGTGGTGCTGTTCGTGCTCCATTCTATTACGAAAACAAATCATTCGAAGCATCCACATCAGGTGTAACAGCATCGGGAGCATCTATCGTTGATATGCTAGTTCCTGGATCAAATGTTGTTGGTGATATCACTTTTTATGTTGGAAGAATAGATAAGATATTCTTACATCAGACAGGTCTATTACAGGTTGTTCATGGAACACCTTCTTTATCACCAACCAGACCTTCTCCTGTAGATAATGCTATCGAGTTGTTTGAGTTATCACTCAAACCTTATACAGAAACATTAGATGATGTAGTTATCCGATCAAAAGATCATAGAAGATATACTATGAAAGATATCGGTAGATTAGCAGATAGAGTTAAGAATCTAGAAAGAGTAACGACTCTATCTCTACTTGAAAAAGATACTCAATCTATGCAGATACTTGATGGTGATGGATTTGATAGATTCAAGTCAGGTTTCTTAGTAGATAACTTTAGAGGACATGGTATTGGTGATGTTAACCATCCCGACTATAAAGTAGCAGTTGATGCAGAGAATGGTCATCTTAGACCTATGTCTGTAACAAACTTCTTTGACATTAGTCTAGATACAACTACTTCAGCAAACTATACTAAGACTGGTGATCTTATTCATCTACCATTCTCTGAAGTGCCTTTTGTTAATCAATCAAAAGCATCTAAAGCAATTAATGTTAATCCTTATAATGTTTTCGCATTTACAGGAACATTAAACTTATCTCCTGGAACTGATGTATGGAATGATACTCAAACTTTACCAGAGATTAGAGTTAACAGAGAAGGAAACTTTGATACTGTATTAGCAGGTGTAGGAAACTCACTTGGTACAGTATGGAATAACTGGCAGACATCATGGGTTGGGCAACCTAATAATACAGGAACTGAAACAGTTTCTAATCGTGCAGGTGCATGGGAAGGAACTCCAGGACAAGGTGGTACTTGGGTTCCAGGATCTAGAACTACTAGAACAATCACAGAAACACCTGAAACACAAACAAGATCAGGAATTAGAACTTCAGTAGTCGAAGAATTTACTGAAGATAGAAACACAAGAACAGTTGGTATTAGCATAATACCATTTATTCGAAGCAGAGATATAACTGTAACAGGTGATGGATTAAAACCAAACACCTTCCATTATGTTTACTTTGATGGTATAGATGTAGATTCGTTCTGTACACCATCAAGTGCTACATACTCACAATCAGGAAGTGCATCTTTAGGTGCTGGAGTAAAAACTGATAGATCTGGTGATATATCATTTACATTCTCTATACCTAATTCAAGTGCTCAAAGATTCCCTACAGGGGAGAGAGTATTAACAGTTATCTCTGATCCTAATGGACAAATAGATGCAGACTCTAAAGCACAAGCAACTTATAGTGCTAGAGGTCTTTTACAATCTAATCAAACAACAGTTGTCGCTACTAGAAATGGTAGAGTTATACAAGAACAAACAAGTGGTAATAGAACTATCACTAGAAGAGGTGAAGAACTGAATGCTGTACAATTTGATCTTACAGCACCAACCATACCTACACCAATTCCAACAGTGACAATACCATCACCAGTGATAGCACCTGCATTAATACCAACTCCACCAGCACCTCCAGTGCCTGCTAGAGTTGAACCTATATTACCTATAAGACAATTTCCAGAAATACAAAATCCTGGTAATCCAAGAATTCCTGGAAACTTGAGAATTCAAATGATGGATGGTGGATGGAGAGATCCACTTGCACAATCATTTATGGTTGTAGCAGATGGTGGTATGTTCTTATCTTCTGTAGATGTCTACTTTAAAACTAAAGACGATTCTCTACCTGTGAATGTAGAAATTAGAAACATGGTGAATGGTTATCCTGGACAAATAGTATTACCATTCTCATCAGTATCTAAGAAACCATCTGCTGTAAATACTTCAGCAAATGGTGCTACAGCAACTACATTTACATTTGAATCTCCAGTCTATGTTGAGAACAATACAGAGTATTGTGTGGTCGTACTTTCTAACTCAAACGAATACGAAGTATTTGTATCTGAGATGGGTGGTACTGATTTAATTACACAAGAAGTGATTACTGATCAACCTTATGCTGGTGTATTATTCAAATCACAAAACGCATCAACATGGTCTGCTGAGCAATTAGAAGATCTTAAGTTTAAGTTGAATCAATGTAAGTTTGATACATCTCAGAAAGGTACAGTAAGATTTAACAACGATGCTTTAGATTCTACTAGATTAGGAGCATCTCCGATATCATTTATCTCTGGCAACAGTAAAGTTAAAGTATCACATTATTCGCATGGTATGTATGATGCTAGTGGTAATGTTACATTGTCGGGTATAACAGGGGATAGAACTGACTCAGTATTATCCATCACTAATCCATCTGCAGTGGGTTCTGGTTCATTACCTGCTGATGGTACTTATGATGACATCGCAACTACGACTTCTGGATCTGGAACAGGTGCAACAGTCAAAGTGGTTGTCGCATCAAGTGCTATTAGTTCTTGGGAAATTAAAAATCCAGGATCAGGTTATGATGCTGCCGATACTCTAACTGTAACAAACTTTGGTTCTGCTACAAATAGCACAACCTTTGCGATAGATACAGTTGGTGATACACTAGGTGGATTCCCTATCGCTGCATTGAATACTACATTTACTGCTTTAACTGATATAGAGATTGACTCTTATACAGTAACACCTTCTTTATCTGCTTATGATCTAGTTGGTGGTGCGATAGAAACTTCTAGAGGTGGTGGTGCTAGTGTACTTGCTACACAAGACTATTACTTCGATACATTACATACGATGATACCTTCTTTAACATTTAAAGATACATACATGTTATGTAATGTGAGAACAACACCTGCTAAATCACCAGAAGGTGTAATTAATGGAACACAATACACTAGAGGTAGTGTTTCTAATTACATCGCACTCAACGATAATGTGTTCTTCTCTGATGGGCAAATGGTTGCTTCAGGAATTAATGAAAACAATGAGATGTCTAATGCTAAGTCATTTACATTACAGTTATCTTTACAATCTCTGAACCCTAACTTGTCACCGATTATAGATGTAAGCACAATTGGTTGTTTAGCAATACACAACAGAATTAACAATGTAGATTCTTCATCCGATGTAGGATCTTACAGTACATACTTTGATAGCACAGAGGCAGAAGGGGATAACAATGCTATGGTTTACATTACTAAGAGAGTAAACCTTAAGACTCCAGCAACAGCAATTAAAGTAATGGCAGACATCTTTAGAAATAGCACTAACGATGTAAAACTCATGTTTAAAGTTTTAAGAAACGATGAGTCTTTACCTTTTGATGAAATTGGTTGGACTTACTTCAATACAGATGGATCACCAGATATTACTGTAGAAGCAGATTCTAGAAACTTTAAAGAGTACGAATATACAGTCAACAATTTAGCAGAGTTTACTGCTTTTGCTATTAAGATTGTAGGGCAAGGAACAAAAACAACTGAGATACCGATTGTTCAAAACTTTAGAGCAATCGCATTAGCAACATAAAATGGCAAAAGTAAAAGTAGAAGGACATAAGAATCTCTTAAGAGATGAAAGATCAGGTGCTATAATAAATACTGATATGGACTCCTACACTGCTGCTAAAAATAGACAGAGAGTATGGAGAACGACTCAAACTGAGATTTCTATTCTCAAAGATGAGGTGACTCAAATTAAATCTATGTTAACAACAATTATTGGGACTTTAAACAATGGCAAAGACAGTTAATACCACAGATACTTTTGAAACTTGGAGAAGTAGATATAACGAACTTGCAACCGATGTAGGTGATGTTTCTGGTTTAAGAACTATCAACCAAACTACTATTGTAGATGCTGTAAACAGCATACAAGATTTGTACTTCTACTACCAAGAATTTGAATTCACAGCAAGTTCTGGACAAACTACATTCTCTGGTACAGACAACTTTAGTAATACATTAAGTTTTAGACAGAACCGAGTTCAAGTATTCCAAAATGGTGCTTTACTTCGAAGTGGTGTTGACTATGCTGTGGGTGGACCCAGTGGTGGATTGTTCACAACCATTACTCTTACCTCTGCTGCTAGTTTAAATGATATTATTCGTTTATCAACTTTTACAGGATCATATTTAGATGTGCAAGGTACAGAAGGTGCAGCAGATGATTGGGAACTTACTGCTCTTGGTGCTATCTATAACAATAATGCATCTGGTGTAATTATTAATGGTGATGGATCCTCACCAACCACTACTTTAGAATCAGGTTACACAGTTCAATTAGAAGGTAATACTTTTGTTGATGGTAACATGAAGATTGACACTGGTCATACTTTTGAATCACCTAGCATTACAGATGGAACAGCAACCATTACGAATGGAGTTGGTACAGGGTTCTCAAGTATCACTTCAACTGCTTTCGTTGGTGATATCACAGGTGATGTAACAGGAACAGTATCTAGTTTATCTAATCTTGACACAGATGATTTAGCAGAAGGATCTACCAATCAATATTTTAGTAACACATTAGCAAGAAATGCAATTTCAGCATCTGGTGATATCTCATACGATTCTTCATCAGGTGTAATTAGTTTTACAGCAGCAAGTGCTCCTGTTACAAGTGTGAATGGTTCTACAGGTGCTGTAGTTTTAGATACTGACGATCTAGCAGAAGGCACTAACAAATTCTACACAGACGAAAGAGTAGATGATAGAGTTGACACTTTACTTACAGCAGGAACAGGCATCAGTTTATCTTATGATGATTCTGCTGGTTCATTGACAATCACAAACTCAGCAACTACTGATACAGAAAGCATACAAGATATCGTTGGTGCCCAATTAGTGACCAATGGTTCGCATACTAACATCACTGCTACCTATGATGATGCAGGTGATGGTGCGATTGATCTAAGTGTAACAAACTTACCAAACTCAGCATTAGCAAATTCTGCTATTACTATTAATGGTACATCTGTTTCACTCGGTGGAACTAGAACACTAGACACTGATGATTTTTCAGAAGGTACTAACAAGTTCTATACTGATGAAAGAGTAGATGACAGAGTTGCTAACTTAATTACAGCAGGAACTAACATATCAAAGACTTATGATGATTCTGCTGGAACTTTAACACTAAATAATACTTACGAATGGTATGCTATCGATGGTGACGGAACTCAAGTTACTATGGATGGTGGTAAGTATTTAAAATATGTTGAGGGTGCTGGTATTGATGTTAACTTAACAGATACAACTCCAGGATCTTCATCTGACCCATACGATTTAAGTATATCTTTAGATTATGAAATTACAAGTAGTGCACCAACAGACTCAACAGGAACTTCCACAGGACATCTTTGGTTCGTGGTCTAAAGGATAGATCATGTCTGATGATATCTACATAAATATCGGGAGTAACTTCCAGCAGCCATACACTGCATTCAGACCTATACAACAACCTGCGACTAGACCTGCATCTGGAACTAGACCTGCTCTAAGACCAGCACAACAACCTTATACTGCTACAAGACCTGCTACTGGAACTGTGCCTGTTCAAGCACAAAGACCTGCAAGTGGACCAAGACCTGCTGTTGGGACAACACCTTATCCATTCCAGCAACCATATGGATTTCAACAACCCTATCAAACTCCATATCCGTTTCAGCAACCTTATGGATTTCAACAACCTTATACAGCAACCAGACCTGCCAGTGGAACAAGACCCACTACAGGGGTTAGACCTGCTACAGGACAACAACCAACTCCAGCACAGCAACCTGCTACTCGTACTGCTGTAAGACCTGCCATTGGAACTGTTCCATATCAGCAACCCAAAGGTGCTACACAAATACCTTATCAGTATCAGCAACCATATCAGCAAACTTATCAAAGAACGCATCCATCATTGGTGTCAACATATCCTGTTACATTAACAGCACAACCGAGTTATTCTGATATTTTAATATCATCACCATTTGGTCAATCTAATTCGCCTGTTTCAGCACAAATAAACAAAGGTGATACATTTGCATACAACTTTGTAGGTTTTTATCCTGCTCCTAATCAGCCAGGAGAGTTTGAATTGACTGCTCAAACACCTACTGTTGCAAATGTTCTATTGCATCAAGCATCTAGTCCAGCAGATACACCATATCCATTTAGTTTTGGGTCAGCAGGTCCATTTGGTTTCCAAGTAAATTGGACATTAGAAGAAGAAGAATTCGACTTTGGGGAAGAAGAACCAATTCCAGTTGTTTATGAAGCAAATAATTCAATAAATGTACAGGCAGCAACGATTAATACAACTTTTCAATCTCCATATTCATTCCAGCAACCTTATGGATTTCAACAACCTTATTCATTTCAGCAACCTTATCCAGCAGTAAGACCTGCGACTGGTCCGAGACCAGCAACTGGACAAACACCTGCATTAAGACCTGCAACTGGAACACGTCCAGCAACAGGCACTACACCATATCCTTTCCAACAACCTTATGGATATCAGCAGAATTATGCTTTCCAGCAACCTTATGGATATCAACAACCATTCGGTGCTACTAGACCGATACAGCAACCTTATCAGCAACCATACACATATCAGCAGACTTATCAAAATCCTGCACAACAGCCATACCCAGCGACTAGACCTATCGGACCAATTGCCAAAGCAAAAGGTGTATATATAAATCAAGGTGGTACAATTAGAAAAGCACAAGAGGTGTATGTAAACGATCCTACTGCACCTGCTAATCAAATTAGTAAGATACACCAATCTGTACCAACCCCACAATTTAATTTATAATGGAAAAATCGACATCACTAACTAATACACAAACCTACATCGATGTGCTAAAGGCAGATGCCAAAACTGATGATGTAAATGAGTTAAGGGGTGCCATGGCACTCTTTGAACCTATTGCTCCTAGAGTACAAACTGCGATAATTGAAAGAGGATTTTATAATGACAGAAAGGATACCAGCAGTTGATCAATATGGTTTCCTAGAACATCGCAGAGAACAAGAGCGAAAGCACTTCGAAAGAAACCATAACCAACTAGACAAACCACTATCTTCAATACTTACAGTTGAGATAAACACAACAGAGTTGTGTAATCGCACATGCGTGTTTTGTCCAAGACATGATCCAGAAGTATTCCCTAATCGAAATCTACATTTGACTATCAAAGGTGCTCAAAGAATAGCAGAAGAATTGGCAGAAGAATCTTTCAATGGTAAAGTTTCATTTAGTGGATTTGGTGAGAACTTACTCAATCCAGATTTTAGAGATATCGTAAAAATCTTCAGAACAGAACTTCCTTATGCTACATTAGAGTGTAACACCAATGGTGATAAGTTAGATCATCGTTATCTTGTAGATCTTATTCATAATAGTGGATTAGACATGATTTACATCAATCTATATGATGGTCCAGAACAGATGAAACATTTTGATGAATTAATACTCTGGGCAGAAATACCTGTAACAAAATATAAATATCGTATGCATTGGGGTGAGTTTGAAAAGCATGGGTTGATACTCAACAATAGAAGTGGTGTAATAGATTGGGTTGGTATTGAAGAATCCGATGTTAAATCTCTAGAAGGTAAACCATGTCATTATCCTTTCTATAAAATGTTTGTAGACTGGAATGGTGATGTATTGTTCTGCTCTAATGATTGGGGTAGAGAACATGTAGTGGGTAATCTACTACAGCAATCTTTACATGAAGTTTGGTTCAGTAAACCTATGAACAAAATAAGAAAAAGGTTAATCAAAGGTGATAGATCATGCTCACCTTGTAACAAGTGTAGTGTAGATGGTTCATTGTTTGGTAAACCATCGTTTGATTTGATTAAGGATTATTATGATAAAAGTAGCAATAACAGGTAAGAGTGGTCTCGGTGGTAAGATCGCAGACTTCTTAAGAAACTATTCTCATTATGAGATTGTACAATTTTCAAGTGCAGATTTTTCAATAGAGTATGCCGACGCAGTAGTAGATAAGATTAAAGATTGCGATGTCTTTATTAATCTAGCACATCTTCGCTTCAAACAAACTGAATTGCTGATGGGT